GATGATTAATAGAGACTAGACAGGTAGGCCTATGGCCGTGCCTAGGTGCCTCCTACCATGACGGCTCCAATCCTGAAGAGTTGACCTCCGTTGGCAACAACCTCAAGGGCTGATCCAGACAGTTGGATGGTGAGAGGGGGGAGGGGGAAGCGGTCAGGCTTCTGCCACATCATGACCAGGTCGTCAAAGTTGCGGAAGGGATTGGTCGCGTGAGCCACGCACAGATGCATGATTCGGGAAGAGAAGGGGGACAGCCGCTGCAGACGCCTGACGAGCACATCGACAGCAGCGGTGTGAGTCGCCATAGCGAGACGGTCAGAGGGGGCAAGGGCGACTGCCGACAAGTCCAATTCTGCCTGGTACGCGATGAGCAGGACGATCGCGCTGATCCAAGCCATGTCGTAACGATCGGCCAGATCATTGGGTGACAGGCAGGTCGGACCATCGCGTCGCACCTGTCCCCTCATCTCATAACCGTAGTTGGTGATCACAGCGCTGATGCTGTCGACGCTCTCAATCAGCCTGGCAGCGGGGACGCTTGAGACAGACACACACTTCTGGGTCAGGTCGACGAAGATGCCAAGCACCTTGGAAGTGAAGGCCACGACGGTGGAAGTGGGGGAGGGGTGCTGCAGAGACAGGTCAACGGGGTTGATTCCAGCGGCAGCCATGCTGATGCGAGAGGCAAGAGCCAAGGGAGCGATGCGGGCCATGGAGGTCGGGAGGATGTCATCAAACCACAGAGGGCAGGCGGCCTTGACGAAGTCGCGAAGCGCTGGGGTCACATCGCATTGGCAGGAGTGATTCAGGGCAGTATCCAGGCCAGCTGACAGCAGGGTGCGCAGGGGCGGGGCTCGAGCAGCTTCAGGGTCGGGGCGCACATATCCGATAGCGTGGAAGTTGTGGGTAGCAGCGAGGGGATTCAGCGAGCGTAAAGCGCCGTTGAGACCGGAGGACGAGTAATTAGACTCGATGGTACCACGTTGGGCCGTATCTTGACGTAAGGTCACAGTCAAGGTTGGGTAAAGTTCAAGTAGGCGGGAAACGCGTTCAGTGCGCTCCTGGGTAATCAAGGTTGCGGAAGTGCTCGACATGATGGACGTTGTGGTAGATCTCTAAAAC